AACAAGAACCAGCGCCAATGAACTCAGTGTAAAAAACTTAACTAAATAGTATTGAAAATATTATAAGTAAATGAGGAATTATATAAAATGAATTTACAAAATTATTGGTGGGTTTTTGAAGAAGTTATTCCATCTAGAATTTGTGACGATATCATAAGATATGGTGAGCAAAATTTACCTCAAACTGCCAGAACTGGAGGGTTCGAAGGAACTAATATAGAAGAACCCAAAAATTTAGCAAAACTCTATAAAGTAAGAAACTCTCATGTATCATGGTTAAATGATGATTGGATTTATAGAGAAATAACACCTTACATTAGAGGTGCTAACACCAATGCAAATTGGAATTTTGACTGGTTCGCTTCAGAAGCTTGTCAATTCACAAAATATTCTACAGACCAACACTACTCTTGGCATCAAGACAGTGACAATAAAATTAACGATCAAGGAATGATTCGTAAACTATCAGTCACAGTTTCATTGGCAGATGGAGATAGTTATGAAGGTGGTGATTTTGAATTTTGGATTCCTAGTAAAGTAGGAAAAGGTAATGACATAACTAAAGTTAGAATAGCCAGAAAAAAAGGTTCTGTTATTGTATTCCCATCATTTGTTTGGCACAGAGTTACGCCTGTAACTTCAGGCACAAGATATTCATTAGTGATTTGGAACTCAGGGCGTCCATTTAGATAATAGGAGAAAAAATGAAAAAAACAAAAACTAGTAAAGTTAGTAAAGTGAAAGATGTAACAGATAAAGACACAGCTCAAAAATTCTTTCAAGATAATAATTACATTGTTGTTACTCAAGCTGTTTCTAAAGATGTTATAAGTTTCATATATAATTATTTTCAAGTCAAAAGAGATGCGTCTAAAATATTATTAGATAATAGATGGATTTCTCCATTTGACGGGTCATGGGGAGATTGGGAAGATAGTCAAATTCCAAATACTTTTTCTATCTACGGTGATACTGTTATGGACACATTGATGCTTAGAACATTACCCACAGTGCAAAAGGTAACAGGTATGAGTTTGATACCAACATATTCATATGCTCGTATGTATAAACACGGTGATGAACTAACAAGACATAAAGATAGAGATTCTTGCGAAATATCTTTTACGATGAATTTAGGAGGAGATAACTGGCCTATATTTTTAGAGCCTTCTGGTGATGAAAATAAACCAGGAGTTTCAATAAATTTAAATCCTGGTGATTTTTTAGCATATAAAGGTGTTTTAGTAGAACACTGGAGAGAACCATTTGAAGGAACTGATTGCGGTCAAGTTTTTTGTCATTATAATGATGCCAATGGTCCGTATGGTTCTACAAACAAGTTTGATTTAAGACCAAATCTTGGATTACCCTCTTGGACAAAACCAAGCAATAACGCTCAAAATCTTATATAAGATTAGTTAAGTTCGTTGTGAAAATAGATTTTATACAGACATCATGCACTGCAATAAACAGTGTTTATATATTGAGAAATTTTTTAGATAGTGAAAAATATTTAAATCTTCTTTGTAAAAAAATAGAAAAACTTACACAAAAAGATTCTATGAATCGTGTAACTAATGTCAAAGCAAATATGACCACATATCATAAACTCATAGAAGACGCTGATTTTAGTGATATACATAGAAAAATTATAGAAACTTTACAACTCATATACAGATTAAGAGATCCTCATTGGTCTGGTGGCATAGAAATGAATATGATTGAATCTTGGGGAATGAAACATATGAAAGGTGATCATACAAAAATGCATGTTCATCTTGGATCTGAGTTTTCAGCTGCGTTTATCTTAAAAACACCACCTAACGTTTTCTTTAATTTTTTGGATTTTGAAAGAAAATTAGAAGTAGAGAATAATATGTTGTTGTTATTTCCTGCTTTATCAAAACACAGTGTAGATCCGTGTTATGAAGACGATCATCGCATATCAATGGCATGTAATATAACTATTGATGTTCTCTAAATAATTCATATGTTTGAAACACAAAATAATTTTTTACCAATAGAACAATTTAATGAATTACAAAATTTAATTTTAAATTCAGATTTTCCTTGGAGAGTAAGAGAGAATATGGTAGAAGATATAAAAGATGATAATATTTATTTTACTTATGGTTTTTTTAATAATAATAACGTTACTTCCGAGTTATATTCTAAATATATAATTCCTATTTTAGAACAATTAAAATGTATGGCTCCTATTCAAGTAAGGGCGAATATGTTTTTAAATAAAATTTTTGATAGAAGTGGATGGCACATTGATTATAATTCAAATAATACAACAGCTATTTTATATCTAAATGATTGTAACGGAGGAACAGAATTAAAGATTAATAATAAAATTGAGTTTGTAAAAGCAGAGAAGAATAAACTTCTTACTTTTCCTTCAAATACAACACACAGAGCAAGAACATCAACTGATGTTGATAGAAGGTATATTATGAACTTCAATTATTTTACACATAACTAATGAATACTTTAGAACTTTTAAAAGAATGGAAAAATAAAATATATCAAAAAACTAATTATGAAAACATTCATGTTTGTTTTGATGATCAAAAATATTTTAGAATAAAACCAAAATCTCATATAACATTAACACCTGGTTTTTTGCATATTATATTAAAACAACCGACAGAATGGGTTAAACAAAATTTTAAGTTAGAGGAAGAAGTAACTTTACATAATGAAACACATAACGTCTTATATTGTTCAGTTGTTGATTCTTTATTTTCTGATGATGAAAAAGAACTTAAATTACATGTTAAGAGTGGTGTTGTATCGAATGAAGAAACATGGGATAATTTGACTAATTATCTAAATCAAAACACAGACGGATATAAGGTATTTAAGACATTATAAATAACAATATTAAGGAGAATATATAATGACCGAAGAAGTAAAAGAAAAAACAGTAATAATTGATGATAAAACTTATAAAGAAAGTGAATTGCCATCAGAGGCAATCAAATACATCAACCTTCGTTCTGAAGTATTACAGACACGATCAAGGGTTACTGCTGAACTTGAAAGATGCGATGTGATAATAAATTATTATATAGATCAAATCAAAAAAGCAATAGAAGAAGATAAATAGTATTATGGCTGCAATAGCAAATCTTTTTGTTGATCAAGGAACAACCTTTAATACATCTGTCTTAGTGACAAATGATGCGGGAAGTGAGTTTGATTTAACAGGATATTCTGTGGCAGCACAACTAAGAAAGTCTTATTCTTCATCAACAGCAACAGATTTTACTACTGCTGTTCCAGAACCAGCAACAGCTGGACAAATAAATTTAACACTTTCTGCAACACAGACCGGAGCTTTAGAAGAAGGACGTTATGTATATGATGTTGAAGTGACTAAAGACGGTATTGTCACCCGTGTTGTAGAAGGTCTTGTTACAATTTCACCACAAGTTACAAAATAGTCGTATTTACCTCGTTTCTAATATAAATATGTTATAAATATTAGAGTATTTAAGAGGCAAATATGACAATAAGAGCAACAGTTCAATCATCAGGAAATACTAGAGCAAAGATTACTTCTACTACAAGTAATCGACCTGAAAGAGTTGCCGTAACAGTTCCTGCAACTGCGACTGCCATAAATAATGCAGACTTTTCCCTTAAATCATTAGGTGATGTTGACGTATCTAATCTTGCCGATGGTGGTATTTTACAGTTTCGTAGTAGTGATGGTAAATTTGTATTAAGAAATGAGTTAGAAGAAACTGTCACAGGCGCTCTAACACTAAACGCTGGAAATTTTTAAATGGAGATTAAATGGCAACAGTAATTCAGATTAAAAGATCGACCGGAAACGCTGCTCCTAGCACGTTAAAACTTGGTGAATTAGCTTATACATTTGGTACAGGTACACAAGGTAATCTTGGTGATAGATTATTTATTGGTGAGGGTGGTGTAGATGGAAACGGTGATGCAAATAATATCACGGTTATAGGTGGTCAATATTTCTCAGACATGTTAGATCATGTCGCTGGTACTTTAACTGTAAGTTCAGCATTAATAGTAGATTCTAATAAAGCAATAGATGAACTTTTTGTAGGTAATTCAGCAACTGTTGGCGGAACAGTAAAATTTAATGAAGGCACAAATAACGGTGCAAACTTTATAGGTTTAAAATCACCAAACTCAGTAGGTTCAAGTGTGACTTTCACACTACCAGGTTCTGATGGTTCAAGTGGTCACGTTTTAATCACAGACGGTTCTGGTGGTTTATCATTCTCTGCTCCTGCTTCAAGTTCAATTACACTTGCCGCAGATAGTGGTTCAAACGATACATACAATACTGGTGAAACTTTAACATTCACTGGTGGTACAGGTATCGATACAACTGTTAGTGATAATACATTAACTTTTGCAATTGATTCAACAGTTGCAACACTAACAGGTTCACAAACACTAACAAACAAAACACTTACAGAACCTAAATTTGCTAATGCAGGATTTATCGCAGACGCAAATGGTAATGAACAACTTCGTTTTAATACAACATCTTCTGCTGTAAACCAATTTGATATTACTAACGCCGCAACAGGCACTGGTGTTAAATTATCAACATCTGGTGGTGATAGTAATATTGATATCATATTAGATCCTAAAGGTTCTGGTGTTGTAGATGTTAATACAAGTAGAATTTCAAATGTGACAGATCCTACACAAGCACAAGATGCCGCAACAAAGGCATATGTTGATGCTGTTAAAACAGGATTAGATGTAAAAGATTCAGTTGTAGTTGCTACAACAGCAAATATCACAATTGCTACCGCATTAAACGTAGGCGATACAATTGATGGTGTGACACTTTCTGATGGAGATAGAGTTCTTGTAAAAGATCAATCAGACGCAACAGAAAATGGTATATATGTGGCAGGTTCTTCACCCGCAAGAGCAGGTGATGCTAATGCAAACGCCGAACTTACAGGTGGTTCATTTGTATTCGTAGAACAAGGTACTGCTAATGGTGATAATGGTTATGTATTTACACATAACGGCACACCAACTTTAGGTTCAACAAATTTAACAGTCGCACAATTCTCAGGTGCAGGACAAATTACTGCTGGTGCCGCATTAACAAAAACAGGTAATCAGTTAGACGTTGGTGTAGATGATTCATCTATCGAAGTTTCTTCAGACGCATTAAGAGTTAAGTCTGCTGGTATTACAAATACCATGTTGGCAGGTTCTATTGACTTAACTTCTAAAGTCACAGGCACATTACCAGTTGCAAATGGTGGTACTGGTGCCGCTTCATTAACAGCAAACAGAATGCTTGTTGCAAATGGCACAAGTGCAATTGCTGTATTAGGTGCAGGAACAGCAGGACAAGTAATGTTATCAAACGGTGCATCTGCTCCAGCATTTGGTGACATAGATGGCGGAACATTTTAATGGCAACAATTATAAAACTTAAAAGATCAAATACTGGATCATCAGTTCCTACAACTAGTGATTTGGCAGATGGTGAAGTTGCATTAAATACTGCTGATAAAAAGATTTATGTAAGAAATGGTGGTAGTATTGTTGCAGTGGCAAACTTTAATGACACTGATCTATCAAGTGTTGCCCAAGATATTATACCTGATGCAAATGAAACAAGAAATCTTGGTAGTTCATCAAAACGTTTTAATGAATTATTTCTTGCAGGTTCAACAATCAATCTAGGTGGTGCAACAATATCATCTGATGGTGGTGGCACGGTTGCGATTTCAGCATCTGGTGTGACATTACCTTCTGGTTCTAAAGTTCAAGTTGCTACAGGTCTTACAAGAACAGTTGCAATAGCTGATGACACCACAGGTTCGGCAATCAGAGTAGTTCCATTCTTCTCAAAGGCAGGTGGTTTAGGTACCCCAAACGCAAGATTAAATTTTAGATCATCAGCAAAAGGCACCGCTATTGCAAGTTTTGTATTAGCAAACGGAAGCACATTATCATCAGTCAGTGAGGAAATATTTTCATTTTAGGAGATTAAATGTCAGTAAAAGTACCAACAAGAGCAGTATTCGACGGAAGTAATAATGCAACAGGTTTAGCAGAATTTCAATCTGGTGAGTTTATAGGACTTACTCATGGTGGTCTTGGTGCTTCATTATCAATAGGTAGTGCAGGTCAAGTATTAAAAGTTAATTCAGGTGCTAGTGCATTAGAGTTTGGTAGTGTAGAAGCGGTCATAAACATTGATGGTGCTACAGACTTAACAAGTGCAACACTACAAACAACTGATCTATTAATATTATCTGATGGTGGCACAGAAGGTCGTGTAACACTCGCACAATTAGATACTTTATTTTCTGGCACAACCAAAACACTTACAAACAAAACTTTAACAAGTCCTAAGATAAACGAAAATGTAGCATTGACATCTACTGCCACAGAATTAAATTTATTAGATGGTGTATCAGGACTTGTACAAGCAGACTTTACAAAATTAGCCGCTGTTGATGCAACATCGACAGAATTAAATATTATTGATGGAGATACAAGTGCTACATCAACAACAGTTGCAAGTGGTGATAGAGTAGTTTACAATGATGCAGGTACAATGAAACAGGTTGATGTTGATGACATCGACACTTACTTTAGTGCCACATCTAAAACACTCACAAATAAAACAATAACAAGTCCAACAGTTTCGGGTTTAGCTCTATCTGATAGTTCAATCGTCTTTGAAGGTTCTTCAGCCGATGCAAATGAAACTACTCTAACAGTGACAAACCCAAATGCAGACAGAACAATTACTTTACCAAATGCAACTGGTCACGTTGCTGTATTTGCAACTGCAGCCACAGGCGCAATCACAGATGGTACT